CGTGAAGTGCTCGGTTCGCAAGGATTACAAAGTTCGTGGTGATGGCATCCTCTGGGCCTTGCAGCACGGCGCATCGCTTCAGTCGCATTACAGTGCCAAGGATGTTGCAGAGCGTAATCGCCTCAACAACAACGAGCCAGTGCGCCATGGCGACATCGTCATCATTGATGGCAAGCAGTACACCGTGCGTGTCATTGGTGATTACAGCAACTGTGCAGTTTTTGATCCAGTTGAGCAATCACAAAAAGGCACTTGGATCAAAGGCACTGAAGATGATGATGAAGATTACGAATACATCCCTTCAGCAGCAGAACTCAGCTAATCAAACCCAGGGGCTACGGCCCCACTACTTGGAGCAACACCATGAGCAAACCAGAATTTGAAGCACAAATTGAACTTGAAGACTACAACCGGATCACAGTCAGCGATCATGATGATGGTCTTCATTTTTCATTGTGGAAGATCGGTGCCTATGCAGCAGCATCTGTGCCCCGTGAAAAAGTCATTGAACTGCGCGATGCCCTTAACCGATTTCTTAGCCAGGAGTAATCATGGACTATGACCAGTGGCTTGACAGACAGCTTTGGGAATATGACCGTGAGCGTGAGCTTGCAGAGCGTGATTGCCAAGATGATGAGGAGGATTTAGACTGAGGGCTGTTTCCTGTGGTTCTCCTGAAATCCTCTGCACTTCCCCGTAGAGTTGACCCCCAGCAATTGGGGGTTCTTTTTTTGTGCATTCTGTAGTAAAATCAAGCAGTTATGATTGTGATTGGCTCCTTCGCCGCACAAACAATTGCCACAATCCCGCCAAAACCCTATCATCAGCGGATCAATATGTCACTGGAAGATGTGATGAGCAAGACCGCAAAGCAGGCCGCCAAGCCATTAGGCAGGCCATCAGGGTATGACGATGACCTAGCAGCAGAGATCTGCGTAAGACTAAGTAATGGAGAGCCACTAAGAAGAATCTGCATGGATGAGAAGATGCCATCGCAGGCAACTGTGTATGTGTGGTTGGCGAAGCACCCGACTTTCCAAGAGATGTACACCCGCGCAAGGGAAGATCAGGCTGATACGCTGGCTGATGAGATTCAAGCCATTGCTGATGAAACGCCTGAGACTAGGCCAGTGCTCAACAAGCAGGGTGAAGTGATTGGCATTGAACTGAACAATGCTTACATCCAGTGGCAGCGCAATCGGGTGGACGCACGCAAGTGGATTGCTGCCAAGCTTAAGCCACGCAAGTACGGCGACAGACTCACACACGCTGGTGATGCTGACAATCCCGTTGAAGTGAAGGCTGACATCAGCATCTTTGATGCCATGCTGAAGAACCTCGAAGCGAAGCGCCAGCTTGGGGACAAGTGACCTCGAGTCACTGCTCAAAGATCCACAGATCCGCGAGCAGTACACCAGGCTAGCACCCCAGCAGGCTGCTGCTTGGGCCTGGCGCATGATGTGGCTCACACGAGCGCTCAAGCACCAGATCTTGCCCCATGGTGACTGGTGGTCGATATGGCTCATGCTCGCCGGAAGGGGAGCAGGCAAGACAAGGACTGCCGCAGAACAGATCGCCTGGTGGGCATGGTCCTATAAAGCCACCAGATGGCTCGTAGCGGCGCCAACGTCATCGGATGTGAGGAGTACATGCTTCGAGGGTGATTCGGGCCTCCTAAGCGTGATTCCACCCGTCCTGATCGCTGATTACAACAAGGCCTTGCATGAGATCAAGCTGACCAATGGCTCATTGATCAAGGGCATCCCAGCTAGTGAACCTGAGCGCTTCCGAGGTCCACAATTCCATGGTGGCTGGCTTGATGAGCTAGCAGCATGGGAGTACGTTCAGGAGGCCTGGGATCAGATCCAGTTTGGTATGCGACTAAAGTTGGAGGACATGAAGACCAGGCTGATCTGCACAACGACACCCAAGCCCAAGGAATTAATCATCGACCTGATTGGCCGTGAGGGTGATGATGTCGTGCTGACCACTGCTAGCACTTACTCCAACATTGACAACCTGAGTGAGAACTTTAAGCGCCAGATCCTGCAGTATGAGGGCACCAAGCTTGGCAGGCAGGAGATCTTCGCTGAGATCATCGACCCCGAGGAGGGCGGTATCGTTCAACGCGACTGGTTCAAGCTTTGGCCTGCTGGCAAGGAACTGCCCAAGCTTGAGTATGTGATTCAGTCTTATGACTGTGCATACACGGAAAAGACGGTCAATGATCCGACGGCCTCGATCACATTTGGCGTCTTTAAGCCCACTGACGGGTCCATGTGCGTGCTCATCATTGATGCTTGGCAGGACAGGCTGCAGTATCCAGATCTGAAGCCCAAGGTCATCGAGGAATATGACATTGTGTTTGGAGAGGGCAAGACAGCCAAGAAGGTGGACCTGGTCCTGGTCGAGGACAAAGCCGCGGGTATCGTGCTCATCCAAGACTTGCAGCGTGCTCATGTGCCCGTCAGGTCCTACAACCCTGGCAAGGCCGACAAGATCCAACGCCTAAGCATTGTGGCCAATATCGTGAAGGCTGGCAGGGTTTACGTACCTGAATCGAGCAACCGATCAGGCTATGTCCGCGACTGGGCTGAAGCCATGGTCACCCAGATCTGCAGCTTCCCAACCACGGACCATGATGATTTCGTGGACGCCTTCAGCCAGGCCCTCAGGTACTTGCGTGATGCTGGCTGGCTCAACATTGACCCCTTGCCACCAGATGATTACGATCCCGAGGACTACATTGATGCTGGCGTTGTGAGGACCAATCCATATGCTTCCTAGTAAAGCTTTAAGGATATTTCCTCGAAACTGCCCCCCTACCCCCACAGGGGAGTTGAGCAGGGATTCCTCGGGCGATAAACGCCACCTTCATGTCAGTTGCCTGACCCCTCGGCTTGAAGGTTCCGCCAGCCGCTGGATTCTTACGGATTTGCACCGGGCCAAAACGCCTTACCAGTACCGCTTCCACTCCGAGCCACCACGGTTGGTGCCTGCTATCGTGCGGAGTACGGTCAGCGCCAAAAGCAAAACCCCGAAACACTTTGCTGGGGCAAGGCCCTTGGCATGGGCAATTACGCAGTCTGTCAGGAAAGACTTTGTAACCACACAAGCCCCAACAAAACATTCCGGGGTTCGTCCTGACACTGACGGCTGCCACACCGACAGCGAGATGATAATGAGTGCAGATAGACTTTGCAAGCCCTACTGGTTATCATCCCGCGCAAACGGAGGCTGATAATGCCCAATCCCAAACGACTGCTTGAAACTCTGTATGGCGTCAACATGCAAGATGGTGGCAGGCCACCTAAGCGTGGCGTCTCGTCACTTGCAGGCTATGGTGAAGGAATTGAAGACCCCACCGCTCAGGCACTGTTAGCCATACGGCGAAACTTGGGCGAGGCTGGACGCGCCGTGGTGGGTGCCAAGCCTTACGACGAGACCAACCCCACCGAGACTTACCGCGCTGTTCAGGCGCTGATGAATGCGCCTACGCCAGCAGCTATCATCCCTGAAGCTGCCCAAGCCGCTGGCAAGGCCGCTACTGCACTGAGTGGCTTAGGAGCGCTGGGGGTTATCAAGCCCAAGGGTGGCAACTGGCTCGCAGGCTCGGTTGAGCGCGGGTTGAGGCAAATGAAGCAGCGCATGGATCCTGAGTTGGAAGGTTACGCCCGACGGGGACAAAATCTTATGCCCCATGAGGCGGCAGATGTTTTGCCTAAAATTGCTATCAATGATTGGCTTGACACCAAGGTCAACAAGTACATACGCAATGAACTAGGTACACCTGAAGACCCAGTACGAGCACTAGCAGAGCGAGGAATTCTACACTTCACACCACAAGGGGGTTCGGTTTCCGCTCATTCAAACCGTCAAGCGCTGGGTATGCCCACAGACCCCACGGCAACATCCCCGTTGGCTCAAAGCTGGGAAAATGTCGCGGACGCCACAATCAGAGGCGCTCCTTACCGAATGCACTTGCCAATGGTTACGCCAGAAACTGCATCTGATGAACTGCGCAAGCTGGGCGGCGAGTATGCCGTTCAAAATCCGAATGCCTTGGCTTATGAATTAAATCGAGGAACCCCTGTGTCCGAGGGCTTAGGGTTCAGGCACCTCATCGATGAGCTACGCAATGCCACCAACCCCGACTCCGGGCTGCCGAGGTCGTTGCAGTTAAGTCCGGACAAGCTGCAAAAAGTCACGGTGCCTCAGGCGGTGGAGTTGGTGGACAAGATCAACAAGTGGCGAGCCGAGCAAAAGGCCGCTGCTGATCTTAAGCTATCCCAAAACGCAGCTACAGTTGAATTCAAAGCGTATGACACGGTTCCTGGCACCACCGAGCCAAATAAGAAAGGGTTACGCTGGGTTGAGTTGCGCAAACCTGAACCTACTTCCCATGATCAGCTAACCCCTGAAGCCAAAGCTAAGTACGAATGGTATTTGACCGCTGGCGTAAGTGAGGAAGCCGCACTACGGCAGGCCGCCAAACATGATGAGTCTCTGGCTGAGGCCCTCAAGTACGAAGGCGATGTCATGGGCCACTGCGTCGGGGGATACTGCCCTGATGTGGAGTCGGGCCGCTCACGCATTTACAGCCTGCGCGACAAGAAGGGTGAGCCGCATGTGACGATTGAGGTTGAGCCTAATCAAGACCCTATGTCTGTAAGTAGAGGAGTAAACACTCCTTCAATCATTCAAATTAAAGGCAAGGCTAATCGCGCCCCCAAAGACGAGTACCTGCCGTTTGTTCAGGACTTTGTACGCTCGGGCCGGTGGGGTGGCGTGAAGGACGCACAAAACACCGGCATGCGTTACGCTACAGATGTATTCAGCGACGGCGAGCTAAATATGCTGCGTCAGGCCGGTCAAGAGGTGCAGCCATTATTGAGTGGCGAAGATATTCAGCGGCTGCACAACCTGATCGTGCCCGAAGGACGGCGATTGAAGTACAACGCACGCGGTTTTGTCGTCGGCTCGGAAGATCCCTTCAACTACGCCGCCGGTGGCGCAGTCCGCATGCAGGGTGGTGGCACAGCGTTAGACCAGGCTCAAGGTGACTTTGCAATCCTGCCTGAACAAGAGGCTTATGACCTAACCAAAGATTTGAATAGGATTTACACGCCACAAATTGGCGAGTACATCGCTGATGTCCAATCGCCAGCAGAATTGCTTGGCCGCATCAAAGATCTTGATCCTGAGTATGTTGACGCCTTATCAAGTGGCTTCACGGAACTGGTTAGCCAAACACAGCCTGTAGGCCCCAATAGCTATGAGTCGGTGCCTAAATATGAAGGCTCAGAATCATCAGATCAAATTAGGCGCGAGGACATTAACAAGGCTGCATTAGAGATTTTTCAAAACCCTGATCTAGCCTCAACATTCGTCAATTTGATGCAAAACCCTTTGGCTTATACGATGACTAAGTCAGCGGTTGATCAGCCAAGAGATATAAGGGCCGAGGTTTGGAACGAGGAGTTCCCAAAGTGGAAAGAGACGATTCTTGGCGCCCCATCGGATATACAACCCCTGACGCCGACTACGCCCGAAGACGAAGAGCTTGGCTCAAGTTATTCAGGCTTGACGCCCATAGCGCAGGCAAGATTTGGCGATAAAAGGCAGCAAGAATATCGCGCTGGTGGCGCCGTCAGTATGCAAGTCGGTGGCAGCCCCATGGATCAGATGTTCAACTTCAATCCCATGGCTGCCAAGGCTGCAAAGCAAAAGCAGATGCGTGAGTCCACACCAGAAACGCCACTCGGCGCCCTTGGCCGCGGGTTTGCTACGGGCTTATTTGGCAGCACTGAAGAGCAAGTCCCCTACACGGGCAGCATCATGGAAGGCTCGCCTGAGCGCCAGCAGTCCCAGGCAAACCTGCGTGAGCTTGGCCGCAACATCGGCGCGATGACAGACATTGGTGGTATGGTGACACCATTTGTTAAGCCTGCCGCACAAGCCGTCACACGAGGCGCTGCAGCCCTTGGTAAGGCAGGTCTTGAGCAAGTAGACCGTGCCATGTTTGGCGAAGGCCCCTTGGCTGCTCTGGTGGCTCCAGTGGCACCCCTCAATGTCAACGCGCCTGTCAGCAAGCTTGGCTTTTTCAATCCCATTGAAGAGACGGCCACCACCCTGCAGCGCAAGCAAGGGCCAGGTCAGGCATTTCTGAATGAGTTCACCAAGGCAGGGATCAGCAAGCAGCGCCTTGAGGATGCAGGCATCGCACAAAAGCTTGCGACCACACCCAACATCACGCGCGAAGAAGTTCAGGCCCTGACCAAGGGAACCCTGCCTGATGTCGAAGAGGTGGTACTGAGCAGGTCTGTCATACCGCCCTACATGAAAGGGTTTGCCAACCTGCACATGCCCAACCTGAATGTCAACGACTCCAGGCAAGTCTATGAGTTGCGCAGGATTGCTAACGAGCGTTACAAGGCAGCACTTGAAGCCAACGACTTGGATGCCGCTGAATTTGCCATGAGGGCCGAAGAGGACATCACTAAGTTCAACAGGACTCATAGCCATGGCACCAAGCCTGGTGAGCGCCTGACCGAATACCACGAGTATCAAGAGCCAGGCGGCAAGAATTACCGCGAGGTCCTGCTCAAGGTCCCGTACTCAGAAAAGTATGACGACAACTTCCGCTCGACCCACTGGTCAGATCCCAATGTCATATCGCACATCAGGATGAATGACCGC